ACCGGGACTATTTTGCGGAAGTGTTAGTCCAAGAAGAAAGCTTCGACGGCGGCGGGATGGTGGCCTTCCGTATGGTCAAGGGTGACGCGGTGCAATATCTTCACCTATTCAACATGCACAACGGAAAGGCTGACGGTTCCGATGAATGAAGACAGACAACTCATCGGCCCCACCAGCAAGGCATTGCTTGACCAGTACCATGCGGACCATCGACGGCCTTCATCGGATACCGTCGAGCCGCTGGTTCTGTTTCCCGTCCTCACGGCGTGGGGCATCCTTGTCGGCATGGTTATCATGATGTGCGGTGACCCGATTCCGACAACGTGGAAGACGTTTGCGACCGTGGTCGGAGGGATGCTCTCTTGCGTGTGCCTCGGGTTGTCTATGGGATATTGGACTGGCGCATCTCGGAAACAGAACGGATATTATGCCCACGGATTCACCATGAAGGTTGGTGGTGAAATCACCCGGGACGGAAGTGTCTGAAAGGGATGACCATGACGAATGAATCCGAATTGTTGAACCAACGGTATCAAGCCCGCGTTGACCAAGCCTTCCTGGTCCCGGGGACACCGTCCCCGGCCATTACCCGGGAAGACGTGAACCACCCGGAACCGGGTGAACGCCGCCACACCACCATCTTGCGGTTGGCCAAGGACTTGACCGGGTACGCCAACACCGCCCGGGAACACCAATCCATGGTCACCATGTCCCCGGATGTGGTGGCATCGTGGGCGGCCATGCTTGAAGTGGCGGCGGCGGACTTTTGTGATGACGCGGGACACTGCCCGCGTTGCGTGTAGCGGAAAGGGACGGACATGGCAGATGAATCAACGGTGGAATGGCTCAAGGCCCAACGGGCCAAGGTTCTGGCGGAACGCTTTGAACTGTCCACGTTACCCCCTACGGATGACATGGACACCAAGGCGTTGCGGACGGCCCACAAGGCCGCATTGACCCGCCGGGTGAACCACCTTGATGAAATGATTGAAGAAGCGGAAGGCGGTGAATGATGGGTGTCTTTGTCTTGGTGTCATTACGGGACCGCGTTTGTGGCCACGGGGACAGTGTTGAAGAAGCGGTCTTGGCATCCGCGTCCCCCTATGGCGGACGGTTGCTTCCCTTCTTCACCACCCGGGAAGATGCGGAAGACTACTTGGCCGCCCTTGGGGATGGTTGCTTCTTCCATGTGGTGGAAATGGTGGACAAGGCCAACCACCGGGAAGGGTGGGGGTTCCGGGTCCATGAAATCCGGGACGGCCGTGAAATGCCATGGCATGACCCCGCGGAACCACCCACGGAATCCAAAGCGGAATTCACAACGCCCGGGGACGTGGCGGGACACATGGCGAACAAACTCCATGAAGCCTTGAAGAAGGGAAGACCCTGACCGCCCCGCAATGGGGCGGAAAAACCTACGCGCCACATGCGGCCGGGCGGGAATTAGAGCACCTTCTCCGGGAAGTTGTGGGGACGCCGGGCGCAACCCGGCACCATTTGAAAGGGGAACATGATGGCGCAAATTCACAAGACACCCGGACCGTTGGTTTTTGGTGTGGTTGAACCCAAGCCCTTGCGGGACTTCCCGCCCGGGCGCGCGCGGATACGGATACGGACACAAGATTGGGCCACCGTTTTCATCCGTCCGCCGGAAGGCGGGGTCCGCCGGTTCTATGTTTCGGAAGTCAACGGCGCATGGGTCCCGGCATTGGAGTCCGGGGCCAACCGCGTCGTGGCAAGGGGCGTTGTGGTTGCAACCTGCAAACACCCAACCATTGCCCCCAGGCGGCCGTGGGCGGATAGCCCCACCCTGACCATCAAAGCGGTGTTGACGTGTCAACATTGCTTCCAACGCCGGGTGGTGGTGGTTGAAGGCGCGGAAAAGGAAGACGGTGAATGGCGTTGGGCGCACCTCACGTCAACCATCCGGGAATTGTGGGACAACGCGGAAAGGGGTTATGATGTGGATGGTTGAAGAATGGATGTTGTGGGCAACGGGGTTGCTGATCTTGGCGGCCCATGTGGTCGGATATGCCATAGGCCGCGCGGATGAAGCCAATGACCACCTTGTGGAAAGGGGACGCGCGCGCCATGATTAAGAAGTGGACCACCAAGACCATCAAAGCCATTTGGCGCGCCATTGTGCTTGCCCCGGGGCGCGCCCATATCGCGTGGGGGTGGCGTTCTGCCCGCAAGGCGTGGATTGCGGAACATCCCTATTGCGCGGCGTGTGGACACACCCCCAAGCGTGGGTCAAATGATGTTCACCACATCCTTCCCCGGCATGTGGCCCCGGACCTTGCGGGGGTGTCGGGCAACTTCATCACGCTTTGCCGCCGGAACAATTGCCATCTTGTATATGGACACTTTGGCAACTACCGGACCAAGTGGAACCCGGATATTATCCGCATTTTACGGGACCAAGGCGGCCGGATGATTGCCGCCCGGGAAACCTTTGAAACCATCTTGGCAATGACCCCGGATGAACGGGAAGCGGCCGTCACCGGCGTCACGGGCTTCAACAAACGCCTTGACCGGTTGACCCGGAAGAAGCTTCCACCCTTGGGGGCAGTTGAACCGGACGGGGACTTCACCCTTGAAGACCTTGAAGGGGACTTGCGGGGGATGCTGATTGCCCGGGAAATCCATGACACCCGAGTCCAACGGTTGTTGGACCTTGGCCTTGTGGTCCGGCGTGGGGAAATATCAGGGAAGACTTTTTCAATGACCAAGCGGGGCAAGCGGTTCTTGAAGAAGCCATCATGGGACCATTTGCGGGGGTGACCCTTTGGACTGCCACAAATGCCCACACGCGGAAGCCATTGAACGGGGGGACTATCGGTCAACCCCATGGGGCCAAACCCCTTGCGCGGAATGTCACCCCACCCGCCACATCAACCACCATGGAAGAACCCACGTCCGCATGTATGACGGCGCGGAAGACCCGGCCGGGGTCTTCCAGTTTGGCGGGGACCCAACCAAGCCCCACGACACCGGCGGGGACCCGGTCATTGCGGGCATGTCCTACATTGCCAAGTCATTGATGTCCCTTTCCCCGCGGTCCCGGGAAATTGTCTTGGACCGTCTTGCCTATCCAACCCGGTCATTGCGCCACGTTGCGGACCGTCTTGGAATCTCCATTCAGGCGGCCCACTACAGGCTGAAAAAGGCGCGCGCGGAATGGCCCGCGTTGGCCTATGCCGTGACAATGAAGTCATGGCGGAACATTGATTCCGTGGCCTTTGGTGAAGACCATGAACAAGGCCGGGACAATGTTGGTTGTGGTTGCGTTGATGTTGACGGGTTGCGGAACCCTTAAACATGAACGGGACCGGCGCATTGCCCGGGTTTGTGCAAGGGACTTGAAGAACGCGGAATCCCGGGAATTCATCAACGGGTTGATTGACACCCGCCTTGAAGGCACGATTGCCATTGACACCCGGATTGATGACCGGGTCCATAAGCTTCTTCCCCTTGCAATTGGTTCTTTCGTTCTGCGCCATTGGTATGGCGTTGCAATCATGTTGTTGCTTGGTCTTGTGTCCATGCTAGGTGTTAAACACAAGAAGGCGGCAACCCTGTTGAAAGGGGTGTTGGCCAATGCCGGTATTGAAGAACACACGTTGGGAAGCGTACTGCCAAGGTCGGTTCAAGAAGTTGTCCAAGACCGCGGCATATCTGGCGGCGGGTTACGGGGGCAAGAACCCGGAGAAGAACGCGGACCGGAACGCCCACAAGCTTGAACGGGACCACCCGGAAATTGTGGCCCGGATTGCAGAGCTTGAAGAAAAGGTGTCCCGGGCCAATGTCATGGGCCGTCAAGAAGCCCTTGAAGCCTTGACCCGAATGGGCCGCGCCACGCTGGCGGACTTCATTGACCATGACCAAGAAGGTTTGGCGTTCTTCAACTTCAACAAGGACATCCCCAACCCGGAAGCGGTGAAGGAATTGTCTTGTCTTTTCCGGTATGACAAGAAGGGCCTTCCGGTGGGTCATGTTTCGTCAATCAAGCTTCATTCACCCCGGGAAGCCATCATGGCCTTGGCCAAGCTTGAAGGGTGGGAAGCCCCCAAGAAGATTGCCGTTGACATCCGCAAGGTATTGGACACGTTACCCGATGAAGCCCTTGAAGAAATCTGCTCACAAGAGCTTGAAGAAGAAGGCCAAGAAGATTCTTGAAGCCCGGCGGTTGGCCCGGGCGTCATACCTTCATTTTATCAAGTTTGTGTGGTGGAAGGCGTGGCCGTTTGCCATTGGCCGCCACACCCGGGAAATATGTGACGCCATTGATGACGCCATTGACACCTTTGACGGCGGCCGGGGTGAATCTGCCAACCTTGACATCAATGTCCCCTTTGGTCATGGGAAGTCGGACCTTGTGTCCCGTGGCCTTGTGCCATATTTCCTTGGCCGGTGTGACATGGCGGGCCTTGACGCGGATGCCATCTTGACGGGTTACGGGGCGGACCTTGTGGAAGGCTTTTCCAAGGACGCAAAGGAAATTATCCGGTCCACCGAATATCAACAATTGTTCCCGGGCGTCACCATCCCCCGCGGGGATGATTCCGTCAAAGCGTGGAAGGTTGCCGGGCGGTCCGGCCGCATCACCGCCGCGGGCCTTACCGGCGGAATCATGGGGAAACGTGGCCACTTGATTGTGGTGGATGATTATTGCAAGAACCGCAAAGAAGCCCGGTCCTTGACCTATCGCAAGGCCACATGGGCAGGGTTTCAAGACGTGTTGTCCCGCCGCCATCCCGTGTCAATCGTCATTCAGTGTGCAACGTCATGGCATGTGGATGACAACCGGGCGCGACTACGGAAGGCGCAAGCGGATGACCCGGGATTCCCCCGGTTCCGGGAACTGAAATTCCCGGCCCGGAACGAAGACGGGTCCTTCTTGTTTCCCGAATTGTTCCCGCCGGAATGGTACATTGAACAATATGCCGCCCAAGGAACCATGGCCCCGGCGTTGTTGGGTTGTGAACCCGTGGTGGAAGGCGGCAACCGGTTCAAGGTTGACAACGTGGTCTTTCATGATTCCCTTGAAGAATTCCCCCAGGGGCTTTATGTCCGGGCGTGGGACCTTGCATCAAGCAAGAAGGAACGGGACGGGGATGACCCGGATTTCACCGTGGGCCTTTTGGGATATGTCACGGAAGAAAATGTCACCCGGAGCAACATCAAGATTGTGTTGCGGGATTTGTGGATTGCGGACGTGGTGTTCTGCCGGGAAGAAGCCCCGGAACGGGACGCCCTTATCCAAGCAACGGCCGCGGCGGACGGCGGCCGCGTGGCCCAAGCGGTGGAAGCCTTTGGCGCGTACAAAGACGCTTACACCACATTGAAGAAGGTGTTGGCCGGGGTGTCAACGGTCCACAAGTCCCAACTGCCCGGGGACAAGACGGCCAAGTGTGGACCATTAGAAGAACCCTTCAACCGGGGCCGGGTCCACATGTTGCGCGCGCCTTGGAACGCGGAGTTGATTAAGCAATTTGCAGAATTCCCGGACGGCGCGCATGATGACGGACCAGATGCCGCCGCGATTGTCTTTGAACATTTCACCAAGTCCAAGCCTTCCATTGGGATGCCGCGGCAAGGTTGAATTGATGGCCTTGGACAAAGGGGGGCCACATGCCACAAGAATCCGATGTAAGAGCAACCCGGCAACACGCCATTTTAAGTGAACGCCATGGCCAGTTGGCCCGCAATCTTCTTGTGAAGGATGGCGGCGGGGCCTATATCAACGCCCGCCTTGCCCGGTTCCCGTGTGAATCGGACTTGTCATGGTCGGGGAAGGGAACGTCCGGGACCACGTCCCGGAAAGAACGCGCGTTCTTGATTAACTACGCCGCCCGGATCATTGCCAAAATCAACCAATACGTTTTCAGTCAAAACATCACCCGGGATGGCATAGATGAAGACTTTGCCCTTGACGCATCCCGGACGGGCATGTCCATCAACCGTGTCATGGCATCCTTGTCCGCGGCCCAACTGGCGGGGCAATGGTCATGGCTTGGCATAGACCGCGGACGCCCGGAAATAGACCCGGCCACCGGAACCACCTTGACCCGGTCAATTGCGGACCGGGAAGCTTCCGGGGACCGCATATTCTGGACCGTGTGGGATTCCACGGAAGTGGTTGATTGGCGTTTTGGGCAGGACGGCAAGCTTGAACGGGTCATCACCCAAGAAGTGGTCTATGATAATTCCGATGTCAACGCGGCGGCCGTGAGTTTCTTGGTTCGGACCATTTGGGAACCGGGCGGCGGCGTCCGGTTGGTGTTGAACAGTGACAACCCGGAAGAAGTGAAAAGTGAAGAACCCTTTGAACTGTCCGCCCCGGTGGTCCCTTTTGTCTTGCTTGGTGTTCCCACGATCAAGCCATGGTGGTTTGACGATGTGGAACGGGTCCAAGCGTCCATCTTGAACTTGGATTCCGCCCACCATGAAAACTTGATTGGCATGGTTTTCCCGCAATCGGTCCTTCCGGCGGGGTTGGTTGAAGAAGTGATGCGGTTGTCCGGCCGTGAAGGCGCGCAAGGGTTCAATGAAGCCCTTGAAATATGCCGCGGGATGGAATATCCCATCTTTGAACCCACGGACGCCGCCGGATTGACCCGATACTTGACGCCCAACGCTTCCGACCTTGAAGCCATCCCCACGGAAATCTTGCGGCGGCGTGGTGAACTCTATGGGATTGTTGGCCTTGGACTGTCCAAGAAGGACACCGCCCAGGTTGAAAGCGCGGCCGCCAAGGCGTGGGACCATCTTGACCCGTCCGCGGTATTGTCGGACCGGGCGGATGAACTTGAAGAAGCGGAAACCAAGGCGGTTGAAATCTCCGTCCAACTGGACACCGACTTCCAAGCATATACCCCCGCTTATTCCAGAAGTTTCGATCTAATCAACATGGCGGAAGACATGAAGACGGTTCTTGGCCTAAATGGCCTTGACTTGCCGGAATCCGCGTTGCGTGAAGTAGCCCACACGGGCGTTGACATCTTGAACAAGGTGCGAACCATCCCCAAAGACCGCCTTGAAGCCATCCACGCGGACATTGACAACATGACCGCGGCGGACCTTGTGGCCATGACCACCGCCGCGGCCCCGTCCCGGGCGGAAGCCTTTGACGCGGATGGGGAAGGGGTGGAAGTCGAACCCACCACGGACACGGCCAAGGACCTTGTCACCGTCCTTGAAACCCTTTTGAAGCAACGGGAAAATTGAATTGATGGCCCTTTATGAATGAAGACGCCTTCCGCGGTGTGGCGTTGAACACCGCGTCCGGTTCTGGCAACCGGGAAAAAGCCTGAAAGGTGTGGCAATGGACATCAAGTTGGTATTGGGTAAGGTCCGTGACGGGGAAGAACTCACGGAAGAAGAAAAGGCGTTCTTGGCAGATTATGACCATGACAAGGTCATGAATGACGCCGCGGCCGCCGCAAGACGCCGGGCGGAAGCCCGGGCAGCGGAAGCGGAAAAGGAACGCGCCACGCTTCAAGAGACTTTGGCGGAACTACAAGCCAAGATTGATGAAGCGGAAACCGCGGGCAAGTCCGATGTTGAACAGTTGCAAGCCAACATGGACAAGCTTGCCGCCCGGTTGGCAGAACGGGACAAGGAACTTGATGAAGCCAGGGCGGCCAACGCCAAGATGGCCCGGGATACCAAAATCCGGGAAATCCAGTCCGCGGCGGGAATTGCGTTTGTGGACGGCGTTGACGGGACAGTGATGTCCGGGGCATTTGCTTCCGCCTTTGCGGACCTTGATGATGCGGACCTTGGGGATGAAACCGTCACCAAGCCCATCATTGACGGATTCCGCAACGCCAACAAGGCGGTGATTGCGGACAAGTCGGGCGTTGGGTCCGGCGGCAATCCGCATGACGGAACGGGACCGGCCGCCCCGGTGGGTGAGTCGGACCCGGAGAAGATGACAACGGAAGAACGGGCGGCCGATTTGAAGAAACGGGGTCTTTTGTAAGCCCCGGCGTTGGCCGCCAAGGGAAGGGAAAGCATCATGGCGAACACATTCATAACTCCCACGATGGTGGCCCGGGATGCCGCTATCACGCTGCATGACCGGCTAATCACCGGTGACCTTGTTACCCGTGACAAAGAACGCATGTTCACGGCGTCCAAGGTCGGTGACACCGTCCCGGTGACGGTCCCGCCCATACTGGTGGCCAATGAATTCACGGGGACCACCACCCCGCAGGACATCACGGAAACAAGCGTCAACCTTGAGCTTGAACACCACTATGAAGCAACGGGGACAATCACGTCCAAGCAGTCAAGTCTTGAATTGTCGGACTTCACGCGCCTTGTGACGGTTCCGGCCATGGATGCAATCATGGACGCCATTGATGATTACTTCATCACACAGATTGCCCGCGGTTTCACGTCCCATTGCGCGGGAACGCGCGGGACGCAGCCTTCAAGCAAGGCCCACATCCTTGCGGCCAACAAGATATTGAAGGACAACAAGGTCAAGTCCATGGACCGCATTGGTCTTATTTCGACCACGGCGGAAGCGTCCTTCATGGCTCTCAATGAGTTTGTATCCGCGGATTACGGGCAGGATGGAACGCGCGGACTCCGGGAAGCCTACTTGACCCGGCGTTATGGTGTTGACTGGTTTGTTGATGCCAATTCCGGGACGCAGGAACGCGGTGACGTTGCCGGTACGGTTCTCACCAACGGAATCCCGGTTCTTGGCGCAAGCACACTGGCCATTGACGGGTTCACGGCGGCAACCGGTGACCTGTATGAAGGCGCGGCCTTCACGGTTGCGGGTGACACCACGGAATATGCCTTGACGGCAGACGCCAGTATCACGGGCAACGCGGCAACGGTAAGCATCACGCCGGTTGTGTCCGCGGACCTTGTGGCGGCCGGTGACGGCGCGGCGGTGACGTTCCTGTCCGCAGTGACGGAGAATATGATTTATAACAAGGGTGCGGTTGCGGGCGCAATCGTGGCCCCCACCCCGTTGCGTATCGGTTCGGCGGTGGAATCATATCGCGGCATATCGGTCCGCGCCACGTTTAGTTCATCGACAGTCACCCTGTCAGACCAAGTAGTGTTTGACGTGTTCTGTGGGTGCCAAGTCATTCAACCCGTGGGCGGCGTGATATTGCAGGGTTAAAGATTTGACGGTCATGTCCGTCCGTCTTGGGGCGGTCCCGGGGGGAACCCCGGGCCGTCCCGTCTTACCCGGGAAGGAAGGAAACACATGCGGAAATTTTCCACAACCATGGCGGTTCTGGCGGTTCTGGCGGGCGGTCTTCTTCTTGGACAGGTTGTCCGAGTACAGAACGCACACGCGGACCTTGATGATTATGACCCCCTTGCGGATGGGTCCACGTTCTATGATGGCCCGGCCAATGCCACGGCCCGGACGGCCTTGTCCAATAGCCTTGTGGCATTGATGACGGCCCAGGTGGACACCAACACGGTGGCGGATGAAACCCTTTATACGCCCCGCTTCATTGGTGACAAGCTTGTCGGGACGGTGTCCAACCTGTTTTGGATGTCGGAAGGGGTGACAACGTCTTCTTGGCATCGTTTGAATTAGTACCACCGGCCGGGGGTTCCCCGGCCATTGCCCGGGACACACGCCCCGGGTGGCGGCCGTGGAACATCCAACAAAGGGGAACGATATGAAGCGCGTTTGGTTTGCAGTGATGGCGGCCGTTGTGGCCATGGGCGTGGCGGCAATTGGGGCAGAACTTGACCCGGTATCCAAGGACTATGACCTAGCCCGGACGGATAACCCGGCCGCGTTCACCGGGGTTTATTTCGACGGGACCACGTTGACCATATCCGGGACCGTGTATTCTGACGCCGTATCAAGCAACGTCCAAGACCTTGCGGACATCACCATGGAGTTGCGTGTTGGGAACGTCAATTCCAACGTGGTTTATGTCCCCACGTCCACCAATGAAGCCGGTGGCCATTACACCGTTGACATCACCATCCCATCTTCAACCAACATCACCGGGACGGCCCTTCTTCAATGGAAATTCACGGACACCAATGGCGTGGTTGTTATCTATCCGCGCCCGTCCATCACCCGGCAGACACCGCTTGAATAACGGACGGACAGAACGTCCACAACGGAAAGGGAAGGCATCATGGCAAGTGTGGAAACGGTATTGGTAAAGAAGGACACCGCGGTCATACGGATCAATAAATCAGACTTGAAGGCCCGGGAAAAGGACGGTTGGAAGCTTACCGACCATGACGGGGACGGCAAGCCCGATGTTGACCCGGACGCCCCGGCGGACCTTTCCAAGATGTCCAAGGCCAAGCTTCTTGAACTGGCGGCATCCAAGGAAATTGAAGTCCCGGACGGGGCCAACAAGGCGGACATCCTTGCCCTTCTTTCCGAGTAGGCAAGACGTGACATTGCAACCTTGCGTGGCCTTGGCCCTTCACCGGGTCAAGGCCGCGTCATAAAGGGGACCACCATGGCCATTGACCTTGCGGGCGCGGACGCCTATTTTGCCGCGGACAATCATTTCATGTCGGAAGTGTGGTTGCAATTCACGGAAGATGACCACCGGACGGCCGCCATTGCATCCGCAAGGCGGCAATTGATCCGCCTTCTTGCGCGGGACCTTGATGACACCACCACCACGGACACGGACTTCCCACGGGAAGACGTGGCAACGTATGAACAAGCGTTGTTCTTACTCCGCAACGGGTTCATTGCCAACGGGGACTTCACCACACCCAAATGGACCTTGGGGGACCGTGACGCGGATGACGATGGCATCCCGTCCCCGGAGAAGATTGGCATTTGCAATGAAGCCAAGGGTTGGATTTTTGAACGGTCCGGCCCAACCGGTGGGGTCATTTCATCCCGGGGGGCCTAGTCCATGCCCCGCCTTCCCGGGTCAATCACCAAGTTGCGGAAGCAACAGGCCACAATGCGTTCCGAGTTGGAACGCCGCATCAAACGCGCCCAACGCCGCCTTGCGCCCATGATCCGCAAGGCCGCGGCGGATGGTAACAACATCAACCGGGCGCGATACCGGGAAGCCTTCTTCAATCAAATATCATCCCACTATGAAGGGCTTGGCAGGGAATTGGACGGGTGGGCCAAGGAATTTGTGGGAACGGCCGCGGTGGATTGGCACAAGCGCGCCTTGTTTGAAATGAAGCGGCAAGGCGTGGGGGCGTTGGGTTCCCGGGTGACCAAGTTTTCCCGGAACCGGGTTGACCGGTATTGGCGATTGATCCACCCGGACAACAAGAAACACTTTGCAGCGGTCTTCACGGACAAGATGGCAGTGTCCGACATTGAAAACTTGCGGACGGCGTCCCTTGATGTCTTCCGGCAAGCCCAACTTGAAGGATGGACTGCCAACCAAATCCACGCGCAATTGCAAGAACGATGGGACAAGCTTTCCGGGAACCTATTGGCGGAACGCTTTGTGGACGCCGCCGGGCGGCCGTGGACAAACCGGAATTATCTGCGGATGTTGACCCGGACCACCATGGCCCGGGTTTCCCGGGAGTCATACGCGGACACGCTTATTGCGGCCGGGGATGACCTTGTCCGCGTTGTTCCGTCCGGGGAATCATGCCGGGTGTGTTCCCGGTGGGTGGGGTTGATTCTGTCAATCTCCGGGGATGACCCACGCTTCCCGAGTTACCAGCAAAGCCTTGACGCCGGGATGTGGCACCCCAATTGTGATTGCTTCATCCGGCGCGTGGACGCCACCATCCATGACCAAGACATTGCCCGGCAAGCGGCCGTGAAGAACGTGGATTGGAACAACCTTGACGCCGTTGATGAATACAAGCGGGAAATTTTGAA